TTACAGATTCTGTCTAAGTTTATTTATTCAAGTAGTAATTGTGTTTGGTGGGCCAGCAAAACGAGGATCATTATAAATTTTTTCATTATCAGGAACTTTGTTTGGATTAAAGTTTGGATCTGGATAATCCTCCCAACTGTTTCCTTCATACTCAACAATCAAAGGGTTGATATCTTTTCTTTCGCCATATACATGATAGAAACAATCAATGGTTGATAAATCAGTAATCAAATCAGTATTAGTTGAATCCTCTGCGATAACAATGAATTCATTATTAAACTCTTGAATTACAAGATTTTGTGTTTTTCCAATTGGTTGTAACTGAACAGTAATACTATCTTCATGAACTAAATTTTTCCAATAGTCAGGTAAATTAATTACATTAGACTCTTTTAATCTACCACGACAGTAAACTGCAACTTCTGGGCCTTCAATACAAGCATAACGAAGTCTATGTCCTTCACCTTTTGTGGGATGAACTAAATCAAATGGTTTTGGTTTACTATCTGCAACACCAAATCTAGCAGCAAGAGCTCCTTTATTACCACAATCAACCGCACCAGTAAATACTGCATCACCATCGACAAATAATTTATTTAACTGACCACCACTAATTTTTAAAGCGTTTGGAACTCTACCATCACCAACAATCTCCATACTACCATCAAGTTTGATGCCCAAAGAAGCACTCATTGGTGGTTGAGTATCAAGTGGATTTTGTGGTGGGGGTGGAGTACCAACATTAAATACTGCGTCATACTTTGGTGATGCAGACGGTGTTCCAACATAAACAGGCCCATTCAACACCGCAGTTCCAGTTGGTGACTGGTCAGGTTCAGAGTAAGAAACATCATTTGTTCCTACAATAAGTTTATCTGTTTGAGTTTTAACTATGTGCATCAGTTTAAATTAGGTGGTGTTATAGTAGAGGCCTTTTGTAATATTCTTGACATCACACCGTACTTCATATCGGCATCAGCAGCTGCAAGTGCGAATCCATATTTAAGTTGAAAGAAACCTTTACTTATTATATTTGCACTATTACTAGCACTAATTAATATTTTTTCTGCCTGTAATCTAATATCTGGTGATTTAATTTGTGCGAGTCTACATGCATCTATGGTCAATTGACCACTATCACCACCACCATTTGCATGGATATTTATGTTTCTTGCACGAATTGTAACATCACCATTCAAAGCATCAATAAGAATGTCGCCTTTTCTGGCTATCATTCTTTTTGCGTAAACAGGTGTAATATCACTAGGCTTTCTAACTTTTAAACCATCACCAAGACACTCATCAGAACAACCTGGCGTGGTCAATACACATTTTCCAGTTCCAGGCCCGCCTGGCGAATCACTGCCCTCTCCTTTGTCAGCATAAAAAGCAAAAGATTGTCCCTCTTGTGTTTGAACCTCATAGTTTGTATCGCCATGTATGCTGCTCTGTCCACTCTGAGTTACATATCTCAGATGAGCATCTCTCTCTAAATTTTTACCATCATCTGGCGCTTTTGGTGTTTTGTCCATTTTATTTTTCGATACAACTAATTACAGTCACAACAGCGTCTTGTGTTATCTCAGCTAATTGTGATGCATCATCGACCTTAGTAAATTTAAGAACTGGTTTTAATCTAGCACCAGCTCCAGTGTCACTATTTATTATTAAATCTGGAAGTGAGGTAAACCCAAATCCACTATTCTTGACGTTTGCGCCAATGATTGAACCATTTCTAATATCCAATTCAACCTCTGCACCATCTACTGTTAATGTGTCTGTATCCTCGTATCCAAATCCTGTATTTTCAACAACCACATCAGATAAAGAAGTTACATATGATACCTCTCCATCATAATTTGCATTTGGATCTGGAAGTATTTCTTTCTCGGTTAGAGTTCCATCCTCATTGAGAGTTGTTTCTGTTGTGTTCGGTAGATACTGTTGGCCAGGACTTGACATTATAACATCTGTAACAGAACCATCCTTGATTCTAACAAAACCTCCAGCACCAAAACCATTTTCACAACTATCAAAGAAAGTGAGCAGAGGTGGTTCCGTAAATCCAAATCCACCATCACTAATTGCAACACCAATCACCTGTCCAAGAGTATTTACGATTGCGCTACCACTTGCACCTTGTCCACCACCACCAATGAAGTCAACTCTTGGTGGGCCACATCGAAGCACGTTAGTACTGCAATCTGGTTTTGAAGGTGATGCTGGAATTGCATTATCAATCTTATCCAAGAGGGGGTCTGCCAAAGAACTTAATCCCATGTTACCAATTATATTGTCAAAATTATCTTCTAAATCTTTCACATATCCATTTTTAGGAGAGAATGTATTATTTTCTGGACATTGTTGTCTATCACAATCCAAAACATTTGTGATAATATTCGTAAACTTAATTGCTTTTGTAAATGTTTTACTTGGAAGTGCGATACCACCACCTTGAATTGCATTTAACTGATTAAATATACTTCCAAGATTTGTATCTAAAATATTGTTAATCTGTCCAAACATATCACCTAAAAAGTTTTCAATACCACAAATGGGAACATCTAAAAGTGAACCTAACATATTTTCTAAACTTTTATTTAAATAATCTCCCAATTCATCTTGTATTTTTTCAAAGTTGCAGAATATTGTGTTAGTTAATGCATTCATGGCTTCAGCGGTAGGAGCCTGATTTGGTTTTGGTACTTTTTCAGACAAAGTTGTTGACATTTTATCTAAAGTTTCCTGTATCACCCAAGAACGACCACGACGAATCAAATTTGTCATTGAGTTTTGAATTTTATTAGAAGTTATTTGTATCTCTTGTTTCATATCAACGATGCCGCCGTAAACTGGATTAGAGAAAACGTCAGCAGTATTCAATGATTCTAAAACTTGTAACTTCTTACTAAATTCTTTCAATGCACCACTTATCTTGGATATTTCATTATCTTCACAAGCGGTATAATTAGAACTTGAATCATCCGAAAGATATTCTTTTTTCTGATTTGAAATCGCCTCTATAACTTCACCACCACCTTGAGCAAACTCAGCTGGTGAATTTCCTTGACCAAATTGATGACCTCCAGCATTTTGTCTAGCTGCTGGTGGAGTGTATGGTTTGAAAGATGTTTGTTTAAACGCATCAAATTCTCCCTTAGTTATTCTATCCTTAACGTAGGGTTGTCTAAATAAAGTTCCAAAAATCACTGGTTGTTGTCCGTCTTCACCATCAAAGAAAAATCCAACCACAACTTCTCCACCTTGATACTGCAATGTTGGCCCTGTGCCAGCAGTGACTGTGGTATTAGGAGGCAAAAGAACGTGTGCAAGTGGTAAATCCTCATCTGGTAAGTCAGCATCATCACCATGATATCCAACAATACGAACACGAACTCTATGCGAGTAGATGTCCGCTTTATCTGGGTCGTTAGCTTGAAATCTTTCTAATAATGCTTCCCATTTTCCTTTCTTTGGATCAGTAACTTGACCAATCCACCAATGCATTGGGTCTTTTCCTATGAAGTTAGTTGAATATGGATTAAGCATCTAATTAATCGTCGTAAATTAAACACTCAGGTTCATCTGGATGCATATCACAAAATAGTTCTAAAGCATTGGGGTCATGATGATCTCCAGCTTCAATTTCTTCTTTGTGATGTTCTACATACTCTTCTAACTCATGCAATTCTTCTTTTGCATGTCTTCTTGCTGCTGGATTTGCCTGTGGGTCATCAGCGATTTTCTTATCATATTCAATGTGGTCTTCGATTGATTTCATTTGATTCTCCTGTTTCTTTTATTTAAGCATTATCTGTTGGTGAAAAAACATCACGAACTAATGTAAGTTCTGTTGAACCTTCCTGACGACCAATTCTGTGAATCAATTCAGAAATTAAATATTTTCCACTTGGGTCATTAGTTTTTTCATTTCCAGTTGTATCCACTTCAGTTGTTCCGTCACCTTTTTTGACAGGTAATCTAATGTCAATCAAAAGTCCAGCTCTTAAAGTTGTGTTCAATGCGATTGAAATTCTCATGGTCTGTGAGAATAACAAGTTATTCCTAATATAAGACTTATTTTGATACACGGCAAGCTCAGTTTCTGGTTGAACTTCGCTCTTTGCAGCACCTACCTGTGCAACTCCAAAATCATTAACTCGAAGCATGAGTCGAGTCGGATGATCCTCAAGTCCATCCATCAGTTTAATTGGTTTTTTTAATTCTAAATCTTTTACTTTAAAATCAGTTACACTCGCTTCTTTATTCTCAATATCAATGTATATTGTTCGATTAGAATACATTCCTAACTTACAATTAATACCGATATCGTTTGTTTGGTCAACTCGATTCTGCAAAATTTTAGGAAGCTTTGATGTTGGACTATCTGTTTGTTCATATAGTAATGGTTCTTGTTTCAAAAGTTGTTCAATTGATCTAAAGTTATAACCATCTAAAGTTTCAAAAAATAAAAAACCAAAATTTTGTTTAGATGACTGCGTTTTTGGACATAACCACTGAATTACGTCAAATGGATGTTTCAAATTTCCAACAAACGAGTAAGAGTTAGTCGCTCTATCTGATTCAATTTCACGTTCACCAATTTTTTTTGTTTCGGGGCCGAATAATTTCTTTTTATCTTGATAATCTTTGACAATATAATTTTCAATTATATCCTTTACAGTATTTGAGACATTTCCACTAAATTTTTTATTCAGTCTCGCTGTTTCATTAGTAATCATTTCCATCGAGACAAATTCCAAAGTGCTTTCTTGAATCTTAGAGGTAGTCACTATATCTTTGACGGAGTTCAACATCATATTATGTTCTTTTGTGATTTTAAACACGTCCTCATCACCATCTTTGATGGTTAATTCAAGACGTTCTCCACCAGTAATTCCTTTTCGACCTATTACTTGGTCAACATCTAAAAACTTAAGAGTCATTGATATAGTTGGACTCATAATACTCTCATAATACTCTATTGATGGAGCTCCCTGTCGAATCTCATAGGGTTCGTCTAACGCACACCCATTAGGCATAAGAGTACATTTAGTAATCAGAAACTTACTTTCAGCCATTAACCAAATCCTCTCAATATTTCTGGTGGTAATGTTTTAATATTTGTTGATAAATATCGATTATTTGAAGCTCTTACATATGCTACAGTGGTTGAACTTCCTCTAATTTCTGCCTGTGAAACTTGCGATGGATCAAAATTAGTGATGACTTGTTCATTTAGATTAAAAGATAAATTTGGTTCCGTTTTTGTCACCGTTTTAGTAGCCTCAAATGTGCTTTCTCCTTCAAATAACCCCGAATCTCTGATTATCTTTTCGGTATCTGTTAAATTTCCACTTGATATTCTCATCATTTTAAGTGTATCTTCTAAGATTCCAAGTTTCTTTTTTCGCAACCCTATTCTTCTTTCATTTGCTCCTCTCTCCTCCATCTCTTTAATTTCAGCTTTAACAGCTACAATCTTCTTTTTTATATCTTCGGGTGTTAGATTAGATGTTTTTGTTGTGATTTTATATTTCTTTTTTTCATCATCTACTGAATCAGTGATTTTTTCAGAGGAATTTTTTACGTCATTATTATCTATCTTCATATTTGAATCGGTGGTTGTGCTAGTATCAACCTCTACCTTTTCACCAGTTACTCCACCGCCACCGCCTCCATCAGTGCCTCCTCCATTTCCTTTAAGATTGCTTTCTAAAGATTTTGCAATTTTTTCACTTGTTGATTTTGCACCACTATCAAGTGCGTTTGCTATTTTACCAGCAATGCCTCCCACTATTGGCAGACCCTCAAGTCTTCTTATCTGATTTGATAAAAATTTAAAAACTGGCGAGA